ATCAATTCGTCTTTATTCGGCCCGTAGAAATTCTCAGGGGCAATCTTGGGGTCGCCAGTACTCAGTGTTAACCGCCAACCACGGCTGGTCTTTTCTAGAGTCATCGTCCCGCCATTCTTGACGGGTCTAGTCTCTGGTCCTTTGTCTTCCTCTACCGCCACAACGGGGGTAGGAACAGGAACTGGGTCTGGTGTTGGGTCCGGAACCGGAACTTGAAAATCCGCAGGCTTAGCTAGCTCTGTTGGAATCTCTTGGAAGAATTCGTTGCTATCGTTACCAGTGGCTAAAGAAACGCCTGAAGCCCACTCGTTGAAAATCTCATTATCTTGATTCGGCATTTGTCCTCTACCGCTCTAAATACTAGAGCCAGTCTTCGTCTTTTGTTTCGGTCTTCGAGGCGTGTAGCTCGGCTAAAGTGATAGTAGCCTGTTCGCCTTCTTTGATGGCCGAAATTACCGCGCGGCGTACGTTAAGATAAGCATTCTTAACTGAGTACCACACAGCGTGGGCAGCTAAGATAGCTTTGTCGTTGCCCGGTTGTTGTGCCCCTAGTTGCTCTAAAGCGTCCGACTCAATGCTCTCGAAGGAGTTTTCTATGATCTCCCAGCCTTCCGTGTTAATGGTTAGCTGGAGAGCATTGGCGGCGTTTATTGCGTCTATAAGGTGTTTCTCTAATTGTTCTGGATCAGTTAAATCCACGAGTTCTTCGGGAGCCATTAACCTACGTCCTCAGCGCCAAACCCTTGTCCCGGAGGACCCGGAAGGCCGGTAAGAGCTTCTGGAGTCGCTGTAGTTTCGAAGCTTCTGCGGAGAACTTCGTTAGCGGCTCTAGCCATATTGTTTTGTTCAGCCAACTCTTGTTGGTGTCTGAACTTAGCTTCTTGCTGAGCGTTATCATTCTGCATCTTGGATTGAGCCAAGGCCGCAGGCTGATTTTGCTGAGCTTGTTGCTTCTCTTGGGGAGACATATCTATGATGACGCTATAGAATGTACGCCATCCAGAAGCCTCGAACATCATCTTAAGAACCTGAATGGTGTCAACCTTTTTACCTTCCGCAGCTAAGCTTTGGACGATAAACTGGTTCTGTAAGAATTGAGTCATCAGGGGGAGTGACTGAGCCATCGCTCTGCGCTCACTCAGCTTACTTCCGGCCTGAACATCGAATACTAATCGTGCGTGACGAATCTCATCAATGTCCCCGCCCGTTGAGAAGTAAGTATTCTGTAACTCTTCGTTTAGAATCTTTTGAACAATTCCAGCAGGAAGGAGTCTGCGATTCATTTCATCCGCTCTGTATAGGAACGGAATGAATACTTGGTTGGCAAACTTTTCTAGGAACTCAGAAATCTGAACTCCCTGCCCTCCCGTGATAGCGTTAGCTCCCGCTGCTGTTCTGGCAAGGTTGCTATGTCCAGTACTACCAGCAATACCTTGTGATGTAATTTCTCCAGCACCTGAGTTTTGTTCGACTCTAGCTTGAGACAAAGCTAGATGTTGACCAGCTTCCGGAACGGGGGGAGTTCTCTCTAACGGTTTAAAATCATCGGCTTCATCTACTTCGAACACTCTTCCCGGATGGATACGAATGCTCTGGGTCGGTATGCTCTTACCACGCTTACGGGTATAGACTCCCGCAAGTGCGATGGCGGTTGAATCAAGCCAAGTGTTAAGAATTCCTTGTTGAAGTCTTTGCTCTGAACCAATTGTTCGAGCAAGTCCAAGACCGTAGAAGGCACCCGGCACGTCCCACCAGTTGACGGAAAAGAAAGGGATTTCTCCGTATGGATTGGGGCCGTTGCAGATAACTTTCTTACGCTGAACGACGATGATAACTTTTTCTTTATCCCAGCGTTCTAGAATCTCTAGAGGTTTCTGGAAAGGGTCGTCGGTAGCTTGGGTCCATCTGGGGTTAGCCCTCATGTCCCAAACAGCATTGACGCCGGTCTGTTCGTCCAGAGCCGGAATAGCCTCCTCTGCGGGGGCCATAAACCAACTCATGACTTCTTCTCGGCTAGGGATATTGTATCCGGGGCGGTCCCTCAGCTTCTCGAGGTCATTGAACGTCATGTACATTCTGTGTATGACGAACTTTGCTTCGCGGATATCTGGGGTGCGAAGGGTCGAGTCAATAAGAATGTCTTTGATGCTGGTGATGTTCTCGAATCGTGGCTGCTCCACGTTGATCGTTTCTGTTCTCTCTTCGAGAGGGGAATCGGGATCGTGGAAAACAGTATCAGGAGTTCCGGGAACTTGAGAAGGAATTACAGTCTTTTTATCTTCTCTCGCGTAGTAAGTCTTCTCGAAAGAGAAGCTATCCCATCCCCATTTCCAGATGTTAGTACCGTACAGGCAAGCGTTGATTATGCCTCTACGAACCTCTTCCTTGAAGTTGATCTCCTTTAGCTGATACGAAATGATATTGGAGATAGCTTCTACGGTAGCATATTTCGTACCGGGGCGAGTCTGGAAGATGAAGGGCGGATCGTCATAAAACAATCCATTTAGAATCTGCGGCGTAAGGGAGTTAACTGCTTTGGCAACAACGTATAGAGGAATATTAGCTCTCTCTAACTGCGTGCCTTCCCAATACTTAGGAACTGTGGTAGACTGGTATACAATAGAAGCAGCATTCCATCCTGCTATCCATTGCTTAGCTGCCTTAGCTGTTTCAGCCGTGGCAGTATCTCGCACCACGAGCGTGAGGGCTGGGTCTTCTGCCCACTTCCCCGTCCGGAGAACCTGTGCTATAATCTCCTCAGTTAAGATAGGAGTATTGTCGTTCCCCGGATTTTCTATTTGTGCCATATTTTATTTGGTTGCTAGGATGGGATTTGAACCCATGTCTCAAACTTATGAGGATTGCGAGTTAAACCGGACTTCTCTACCCAGCTATACACTTTTTGAGGTACTCTACCGCAGATAAGAACAGAGCCGGGTTTTCCCTGAGTAAGCCGAGGCTTGTGTTACAATTGCTGCATAACAAACCACGTACTTTACCTGTATCGTGATCGTGGTCTACGTGTAAATTCTTAGAACTTTTTGTGCGACAGATTGCACAGAGATTATCCTGTTGTTGAAGAAGATCGTCGTACTCTTTTTCGGATATACCATAGTTTCTTCTAAGGTCCATACGACGATATTTAGTTCTTCTATTCTTCTTCTGTTTTTCTAGGATACTTTTTCTGTTTTCGTAATAGTGCTTTCTTTGTCTTTCGTTCTTGCAAAGGCTACACCACGGATGAAAACCATCCTTGGACTTTTTGTGAAAAGAGAAGTTTCCATGATGGGCTTCTTTCTCTTTTGAGCATAGCCTACAAATCTTTAACATAATGGCGGAAGATGGAAGGTTCGAACTCCGATCCGGTGAAGGTATCCTCTGGTTTTCAAGACCAGTTGCCAGCCACTCCAGCAGCATCTTCCGTTTTAAAATTGGCGGAAGATAAGGGATTCGAACCCCTGACACCTTTCGGTGTTACTGCTTAGCAAACAGTTGCCTTGACCACTCGGCCAATCTTCCGGTGTTGGTACTTGACGAACTGTGACTAGATCGATTCATAATTGGTGGGGCCGGATGGATTCGAACCACCGGACTTCTAAGAAGGACTGTTTTACGGACAGTTAGTTTTAACCAGACTCACTCACGACCCCGTGGTGCGTCCGGTTGGGATTGAACCAACGACACTTGGTTTTTCAGGCCAATGCTCTACCGCTGAGCTACGGACACACGATTACCCTCGTAGGGATATCGAAATCGGAATGTAAATCGTTGGTTCATAAATGGACTACCGAGTGGGATTCGAACCCACGGATAATAGTTTTGCAGACTATCGTGTTGCCGCTTCACCACCGGCAGATGGAGCGGGGTAGGAGATTCGAACTCCTGTAATCAGCTTGGAAGGCTGTAGTTCTACCCCTAAACTAACCCCGCATGGAGCTAGCGAAAGGACTTGAACCCTCAACCGGTGGTTTACAAAACCACTGCTCTACCAATTGAGCTACGCTAGCTTTCCGAAGGCAACCGTCTAGATACTTCAAAGATCGGTACTAGGCGTGAGCCACCTTCTTTATTAACTTCTTCCGCCCTTCCAACAACTGTTTTGGCCAGATGTTAGATCGACGCTATTGCCGTTCCCCTGCTTAGAACCGGCATCGGCGCTAGACTGAGAAGCCTTGTCGTCGGTGGAACCGCCCCAAACACTAGGACCAGCAATACCTTTACCTTGGCCAGAGTTATTGAAAATCTGATCCTCGGAAAGTTTTAGAATACTGTTCGTGGCTCCGCGCGTCTGCGCGTTGTCCGAACTAGGAGCGGAGTAATCGCGGGGATGTAGAAGGTCTTCGGGTGCCTTGAGAAGGCTTCCGGAGTTTGCGCCACTGTTGTTATTGTCAGCCATTAGTAACCTCTTGTTCCTTTTCTTGTCGTTCTCTTTCCCTTTTGTAAGGTAGAGCATCTTCAGACAAGGTGTAGAATTTATCTTTCTTTTCGTCGTAGTGGGGACAAATGATCGCCCCGTGTGCTTTAATTTTGAAACCAGCTTTCCGAACAGACTGACAAAAGTACACGTCTTCGCTGACTGTAGTTAGATTAGGGGTTCCGTCTATATCTCTATATTCTTGGAGTTCCCTAAAATAAGGTTTTTCTAGATGCTGAAAAACATCTGTGTCTATCATTAAACAACCCGCGCCACAGGCATCAACATCAAAGATATCGTTAACACGCCAATCCCAGTAAGGCCCCTGTATCCCATCCTTGAATAAAACAGGAGCATTGTATTCCTGTTTAGTGGTGTAGATGCCAGTCGCTACCATTGTGTCTGGGTTGTTGTTCAGTACCCATCCCAGAGCCATCAGAGTCTGTTTGGGTACGATCACGTCGTCATCTAGAAAGAATAGATACTTGGCCTTAGTTTCAATAACCGTGTCTACAATTCTATTTCTAGCATTTACGATTGTGTCTTTCTTAACCATCACGATACTTTGCTGAGTGTTAAGAGGAACATCTAAAAGCTTTAACGATAATGCCCATTCCGGGCAGAGAAGCCTACCGCCAAACGGTAGACCCATTGCAATTCCTACTTGTGCCATAATCAACCTTCGTCTGATTACTACTTATCCTATTATACCAGTTCCCAGAATATTGTCAAGCCCATCGGACTCAACATACGGCTGGTAGTTCGTAAATGATTCTTCGACTAGAACTTCGGAGGGGTACTCGTCCTCCATATATACCGGTCTGTATGGGGAATCCCATCCCTCGGTAAATACCATTTCCCATGAGGCTCTATCTACATAATTTCTTCGGCGTGCCGTCAGTTCGTCTTCTATTCTTTTCTTCTCTATCTCTGTAGGAGGCAGTAAAGGAAGGAAGTCGGTCTGATAGCTTAAGCAGTCGGGAATATCATTTTTGGAGTTCTTCGTAATCGGCCTGATGATCTGGTCGATGAATCTTTCCAACTCTTTCAATCCTAGCTCAAACTTTATTCTACCATAAAGCACTAAAGGATACAAGGAGCTAATACGGTTTTTCTTAGCGTCTTTGCTGGTATCGACCTTCCGCCAGTAAATGTGGCGTACTAGGTTCTTGACATAAGTGTCGTCTGTCTTATCCGCCTCGGCCCATATCGTAGGCTCGATCATTCGAATTCCTACCGCATCTTCGATGCTGAGGATATCCGGATGGTACTTACACGCGAACTGCACAATACCTTGGGCAATAGCCACAGGGGTAGGGTAGTTAGTGCAAACAATGTCAATAACATATCCAACTCCTTTGGGGTCCCACAAACAAGCTGTACCTACGCAGAAGTCGTTATCTTTCTTTCCTTTACCGCCGTTCAAGTCCCATGTCTGGGTCACTCTTCCGTACGGTGGAATGTCCATCCAGTTCACAGTGTTCTTGAGAATCAACTCTCGGGTGAACATCTGCTGGGTGGGAGGGATAACGTTCTGACGCATCTGGGTTTCAAATGCTTCAGGTTCTTCTTCATAAGCCACCAGTAAAGTGTCGTACGTCAGAACCTTAGGCATCAGGAGGATTACTCCTTCTGGGCCTGCTTTTCTGAACCAAGACTGCCGGGGCAGGTTGTACTTTACCAGTTCCATCTCGGCTTCGGTCTTGATGGTCATGGCCGCGCCGATTAAAATTTCTATGCCTTTACCGGGGTTGGCGATTTTCTTCTCGCCGATATTGAATTCAACACTTGTGAATTCCCCTAGCTCGGACTTTGCGATGATATCCCCGTAAAGGTCTAAGTCGTGATACCTCGTACCGAGTAGGTTGGTATACCCGAAAGTTCTTAAAACCTTACGAGTGATACCATATCTTTTACGAACTTCTACGCACTGAGTCTCAGAAGAGTTTCTAGTTTCCACCACGTCATCGCCGTGGAAAACATCAAAGTGGAATCCGCTAACAGAAGATGTAACGCCTCTTGACATGATAGTGGCTTCTCTTCTCTTAATCTGAAGCTTAGAGAATGCCGGGGTAGTGTACTCGCCGGTAGCCGGTAGTTCCTTTTCTAGAAGGCAGTGCTCCGGCCAAAACAGATTCATCAGCGATAACTGGGCTTCTTTGATAACGAAGAAGCCTCGAAGTTCGTCCACGATAGCTGAGGCTAAATCGTCGGCGGCACTGAGAACTAAAATTCTTATCTTGTATGTACGGTCCAGTAACACCCACTGGATCACGTCAAAGATTCCCCAAGAACTCTTGAGACTTCCACGAGGGTAGAGGATGAGTCTTGTCTTTATCCTCGACTGCTGGGCTATGCTCTTGGTAGGGTCTTTCTTCACGAACATATCAATGATATGCTGGTGGCTCTCTAAGGTCATTAGATTCTCAGAGATAGGGGTATCCGGACCACCGAAGGGGTTAGAATCCCATAAGAACAGGTTAAGAAAATACAGACTTCTAACCGTTCTGTCTCTAACAACATCCCAAACAGGATGGGCTTGGAGGGCGTTATTCCCCTCGGACCTTTCCTCTTTAAGCATCTGCCAGAGTTCCCTGTTATCGTTTAGAAACTTATACAGATCGTCGTCGGAGACTTCATCCCAGTTTTCGATCTCATTGATATCCATTACTTAGATAGTTTCTTAAGCCCCGCAACCACCTTTTCAGGGGTGCCTTTGATCTTAACTTTCATCTGCGCTTTCGCAGGCTTACTTGGTTTTGCTGCCACTTTTCACCTTCTTAGGAAGTTTCTTTCCCTTAGACGCCGAGTTCCACTCATCAACATTAACGCCTTGCTTCTCTAGCTTGGCTTTGTTAGCGTTGAAATATCCTTCTTGCGCTTTACTTTTGTACGGCATTACATTCCTTGTGGGGGTGCTGCTGGCCCTGCGGGACCCGCTCCTGCGCCTGCATCGGCTCCGGGTAGTTGCCCACCGAATTGCCCCTGCATGTGCTGTAGAAGGCCATCACTGTCGCCTACGCCGTGGATAGAATCGGGAGTGGGTGCATCGCCTTCTCCCCCGCCCTGATCGAACGAGTGACGGATTACGTGACTGCCATCATCCCCATGCTCGATATGGGTGTGACGAATCTTTTTCTTCGGAGACTTCTTCTTGCTGGAAGACTTTCTTCCTTTGCCGAGAGATTTTTCTGGGGATGCCATTAGCTTAAAGTTCCTCCGGTAAATGTTATATTGGTTGAACCCGGCTGATCGTATGTCCCAGTGGTAATATACCCCGAGGTAGTGATGCTAGGATAAGGATAATACGTGTAAGTGATCCAAGGAGTGTAAGGAACGAACTGAGGATTGCTGCGGCCACAATGCTTGCAATATCCGCAACAGGGGCAGACCCCCTCATCGTTGGGTATACCCTTGTTGTAGTTCTCTTCGGGGTTAGGTATGGTAGTAGTCATTAACTTGCGTTCGCTCCGCTTCCGGAAGTCCAGAGATACAGCTTTGTTCCTGTCGCTGTCAGTCCTGTAACTGCGAAATCTTGCCAAGTAAGTACGGCTTGGCCCGTTGGATTGTCATTTATAATCAAAGAGTTAGCTGCTGCCGCGTTAGCAACTACAAGGGGTATGTAGAGAGGCTTGCTGTTCGCCGGGAGGGTAATCGTCACCGTGCCAGCCGAAGCGGCAGAGCCACCAACCACCAAAGCTAATTTAAGAATTCTGACTCCGGAAGTAACGCTAGCCCCGGTACGATAGCTAGCAATATCTGTGTCTAGAATCATTGGTTGAGTTGAATAACTATTTGCCATTTATCGCCTTAAAAGCCTCGACGCCCCAATAGAAGGGTTCTGCCATCGGCCCAACGTCCTTGAGGACGGTATATGTTCTTTTTAACCAACAAACACGCCCTACGCAGGGGGCTGGAAAGAAAAACTCGTGGGATTTAATTCGAATATCACCGCTGATGCCGTCAATATTGCCTGTGATATTGTACAAATTCTTGGTCGTACCGACGAAATATTCGGAATTTAGGTAGGCGTTGAGGCTTAAAGTGGTCGTTTTAAGCATCCCAAACTCGTCCACAGCACTCGATTCGACCGGTTTCAGGCCCCCCACAACATCATTTGTGGTGTCCAAAACGTCCGAAAAATGCTTCAGATCAGACGAAAAATCGGTCAAAACGGCGTCTGAGTGGACATATAGCGCCTGTTCTTGCCCGAAAAATACCGCTTGATTCCTGTTGAAGCTCTTAGTAGCTATCTCGATTTGCCCGAAAGTTCCTCTGACCGTTCCTAAGGTTTGGTTCACATCGGCTAGCGTCCCACAAGGTCTACCGGTATTACACTCGCGGTTGATATTATCTGACGTGGTGTTGATATCCGCGTGTGTATCTCGTAGAAACGACAATAATTCCGGCTCGATTCTCCGGAATTCCAATACTCCCAGCCATGAAATAACGATCCAAGACCCTATCAAACTAGCTAAGAGAACTCCAATTGTAACTACCAACCACTTAGGCATTCTTAATACCAACCAACGCAGCCGCTTGTTTCACCAACTGGGGGTTGTTTTTTAACGCTGCCTCTACCTCTTGAAGGAGAACCGGGTCAACGGGAACTAGACTTGCTGCGGCTGAGGCCCCGCCTGCTGCATTAACTATCGCGGCAAACTCACCTAAGGCGGCAAACGCTAATCGTTCTATCGTCGCCGCCTCAGGCCCGTATATTGGCACGAGAGACGTGATGGACTCTATGGTGGAGGCTTCCGGCTGTACTTTCGCACTAAATAGAGCGACGGCTCTCGCCGCCACAACTAAGTCATGGAACCCAGAGGCAAATACATGCCCAACGGATTTCCACGTAATACCCATTACTTCACTACGCTTAAAACTGCTTCGAGTTCACCAGTCACTGCTTTAACCAGCGCCGTAATTTTCGTAACCGTCGCTTCGTCCTTGATGTGTCCGGCTTCTAGAAGACCAGCTAAGTTAGCATTCACTGAGGTCAAAACGTTGGTGATGGTTGTTTTAACATCGGTCCCGCCCTGAGCCTGCACAAGAAGCTGGGAGACCACGCCGAGATCGGTTTGGACCTCGCTGACCACTTTCTGAATGCTAGCGGCATCCTCTGCGTTAGTAGCAGCAAGGACTAGCGCCTCAAGCGAAGGGGCAGTAAGAGCAATAGCTGCACTCGCGGTTTGGGTCCACGAAGTGTTAGCGAAATACTTTTTGAAGAACGATTCCACAGAAGTTAGGAAGGACATTTTTACCTCAAGAGGGCCGTGCCCCCGATAATTTTTAGTTTTGCTTCTGGAAATTCAATCCAGCATTTAGGGTTTTCTTTGTTATCGGCAGATAGATCATAGTGAGTAAACCCAATGGCCTCGAATACTATCTGCTCAAATCTTTTTTGTTCTGTTCCGGGGCCTTCGTCTATCGCCCAAATCGGAGGATTGAAGTCCTCGATGTATACTCGATACATCAGGGTACCTTCGTAATACCCGCATGAACTTCTGCGTGGCAATTGGCGCACAAGAGAACACATTTCTGTACTTCTTCTTTAATCTTGTTTTTTAGGTATTCTTTTCTATCGGAATATGCTCGTTTTTCTTTCAAAAATCTGGCTCCCCCGGATAGATTCGAACTATCACCTTTCAAATTAACAGTTTGACGCACTGCCAGTTATGCTACAGGGAAGTGTGGCTCTGGCAGAGAGAATTGAACTCCCATTCGCTGCTTCAAAGGCAGTTGTCTTACCGTTAAACGATGCCAGAAATATTATTCTGGCTTTGATTATAGTCCGTCATTTTAAAGTCCGCAAGGAGGGGTTTCCCCCTCCCCGCCGTTATTACACGTTTTCGAACAGGAATTCCTTGACCGTCACAGTGTTCGCTGCGTTCGAAGTACCGAAGGTGAACGCGGGAATGAACTGTAGGTTGGTCACTGACAAGCTGGCAACCTTAGTAGTTGCTGCCGCACCAGTATAGGTGTTGTTAACATCTGAGAAGAACCAGCCGTTCAACTGGCTAGAAGTGCTATCCCAGAGGAAGTTCGCTTCGAGAACAAAGTTCACAGTAGACGCTGTGGTGATGGTGTACGAAGCAGAGATCGCCACAAGAGTGTCGCTAGTTGTGGTCGAGCTAGAACCATTGAACAGCGAGACTTGGAAGGTGGACGAAGCTGAAACAGTCGTAAAGCCAACCACGCGAACGCGGAACTGACGACCATCCACGCTGTCGTTCACATAAGTGGGCGAAGCCGCAGAGGGGTTTGAAGACTGGTAATTCTTCGCTGGGTCGATATAAAGACCGGCACCCGCAGCAAAGATGGGAGAAGGGAGTCCCTGATACAACGCGGTAGCTGCTGGAACAGCAAGAGTAGTCGCCGCAGTGGTACCAATTACCTGCGCGGGAAGTGAAACATAACCATTGGAACTATTGACATTAGCCATTTTAAATCCTTTTTTTTTTTATTTTGGGGGCTTAATCAGGCCGGAAGGGGAGCAGAGGAACACAGTCCCCTGCCCAGTTATGTACATACCCGCTAGCGTTGCACTAGCATTACGAAGATGAGCCTTGCGGCGGGACTCGACCCCACAACCTTCTCCACTAGGGTCTTCATTTGGGCCATGACTCCAAAGAGAGGACTTGCTGAAGCTGCTCTGCCAATTGAGCTAAGCAAGGATAAAATTTACCCGATTTGTACTCCCTCGGAGCCGGGGCGGAAGGGTTAGAACCCCTCAAAGTATACCAGACAACATGCGACACAATAGCTGCCTTTCGGCATTCTTTATGTAAGAGGAAATTGTATCTATCAGTACTGGTAATCTTGGCAAACCGAGTAGGATTTGAACCCACACCGTAACGTTTTGGAGACGTACATCATAGCCATTAGACCATCGGAATGTTAGTGGCTTCTGGTTACCCAGCCCGATTTTACGGAAGACCTTGTGATCTAGCTTTCGTCACCACTTAAACTTACCCAGTTTCTCTCGCGGGACTGGGAACCCTAGTGAACGGCAGTAGCGACTGCGCGGAGCCTGACGAACTAAACTTAGTGGCCTATGAACGCTCTTTGCTTTAAGCTACACCCGTCCACTTAAGGGCGGGAGAAGAGGCGCAAATCTCTTTATCCTTCATGGAACCACTTACAAACTTGGCTGGGGCGGCAGGAATTGAACCTACGCCTTAGGTCTTTAGGACCTACGAACTATTTATTCTACGCCCCAATGGAGCGCGGAGTGGGACTCGAACCCACGACAAGCCGGAGTAGAATCGGCTGCTCTACCACTGAGCTACCCGCGCAAACTTATTGCGAACTTTCTGGAGTCCTCCAGAGCGGGTAATGTCTTAACAACTCTCTTTGTTCTTCTCTAAGTGGAAGGGTAACAACCCCGCCAATCTTAAAGTCAAAGTCATTGTCTTCGAAAGCAACGTGTGGTATCTCGTTATCTTTCAGATACTTAATTACATCTTGGAGTCCCTGACTATCGGGTACTCCTATCAAGACTATATAAGGGGGTTCCCCCTCATGTGCATACTCAGCCGACATATCAAATGTCGCATGGTTAGTCTGGATGATCTGCTGGGCAAGACTTATATCTTGCCGTACGAAAATATAGAAATACTTAATCTACGTCATTTTTCCTTTGGTGGATCGGGAGAGATTCGAACTCTCAACTTCCGGGTGCAAGCCGGGTGTTTTCCCATTAGAACTACCAACCCTAAGTTTGGTCGGGGCGGTAGGACTTGAACCTACATGATGACTCGACTCCAGATCGAGAGGCTTACTTTAGCCCACACCCCGTTGGGGCACAGGCCCCCGTCTACGCTTTCGGCGCGGCGGGTGCTGGACGGTCGATGTTTTTGTAAGTCATAATACCATTATACCACACTTTACGGGCGGCGGGGGTTTTCAGGCCAAACTATTTTAATTTGGGTCTTAGTAGCCACTTCCTCTATCCGAAGTGATAGCTTGTCTTGGTTCAGGTCGTACATTGCGAGGGCTTCGTCAAAAAAATCAAAGTACCTCTCCTGTAACGGAACTTGGCATCCCGCCCAGCATACAATGTATTTTACTTTGATAAACGTTTCTCTCACTTGTTGGTCTGTTTTTGTTTCTTAAAAGAAGGCCACGGTTTGTGGCTAATGGCTCCCGATTGGTCTTCGCCAGAGGAGGCGGGGCCGTCAGTGGTGTCTTTGTAGGCTTCCCCAAAGATATCTCGGAGTAGTTTCTCGTCGGCAGTTATCTCTTCTTCTTTGTCATAGCTCATATCAGTAAATCCAATGCTCCCATCGCCGCTACCCTACGAATCTGCTTCTTGAACTTAGCTCCGTGTCCGGGGTAAGGGCTGATGTAAATGTGTATTGCCTCGTGGATGATGGTCTGTTTGGTCAGAATAGAATGGAACACAGCGGTTCCTCGGTCAAGAATGATACTCTGTACCCCGTTCTCATCTATACCTACTATACCATATTCCCCGGCATCCAGCCAGTTCTCGTCCTCTTCTGCTGCGCCCTGAGATAACGAGGTGATCTTCAGAAGGGGGGCGGTGAGTACCCGCGTCGGCGCTAACTCTCCGTAGAAATAAAGCTTGTTAACCCTGTCAAAATACCTTTGGTATCTTAGGTTTGGACGGCATCCCTTAATCGTTCTGTTCTGAATCTTTACCATCCAATTTACGGAATCCTATAAGTGTTTCGAGCATTCTAATTCTGACTTCGAAGTCGCTGATTATGTTGTACAGGCTGCGGGAAGACTCCGCCGTCATATTGTCCGACGTTACAATCGCGTAATAAATGCAACTGTCACAGTGTACAAATCCCGGCTTAGCCTCCCGTTCTGGGTGGGCTAAACACTTCATGGCTTAACGATACCCACAACTTGCTGTCCGTTGTCCCTGATCTGGATCGAATCATCCCATCCGTGGGCCTTACGAATCTTGTCTAAAGTCTTGGCAAAAGAGGACTTACGGTTCTTGTTAATCACTTTCAGTTGCTTCTTAATCGCCGCTTCCTGCTCTTTAGCCAACTGCAAACGAATCTCTAGCTGCTCCTGTGGGGTCAAAGGAACTTGAATCTCCGTCGGCTTAGGAGGCTCTGCTTTGGGAGCTTCCACCGGCTTAGAGGGTTCCTCGGGTCTGAGTTGGGGCGGCTGTACCTGCCGCTGAGGCGCGGGAGGGGGGACAGCCTTACTGGCCTCCTCTGAAAAAGAAGGACCCGTGAACAGTAAAATTCCTAGTAAAATTTTAATCATAATGTATTATAACACCTTTAGGTTAGGGAGTCAAGTACTCTATCTTGAGATTCTCTTCCCTCATTTGTTCGTCAACTGCCCGATCTACTTCTCGGAGCTTGCCGAGTCTTCGTAGGGTTTCGACTTTATGCCACGCTTTGAACTCCGGAGTTTCAGCACATTTTCTAAAAGCTTCTTGCTTATTCCGGAACTGATCTCTACCGTCACGGTGTTCCGCCCTTGCACCAGATTCGGGATGTATGCACCTGACTCCATTCTGTTTAGCGTTACGATGTTGACCCCCCTTGCCCCCCGTGCAGAACGTCTGGAACTCGAAGTCCTTCGCTGTCAGGCTGAATAACAGTGTCATTGGTTAACTCCTCTACCACGGCCTTTACCCGTGCCTCTTCTTTTGTTTTTATGTCGTGTAGCTCTTGGGCCATCGCCAAAATCTCCCCCGAAGTCGCCAAACTCCACGGGCAACAAGTAGGCCAAATAGCTGATTTCTTTAGACTTGACTCGTCAATTATCTGCTGCAATCTCTGTTTAGTTACCATTCTTTCCCTCCCAGTAAAATGTATCGAAGTGGTGCTCTACATACCCAGACTCCATCAACGGGTTCGGGTCCGGAACAGGAACATACTCTACCCTTACCGCCAAGATTTTATTGAACCCACTCCACGCCCGTACCGCTTGCCAGAACCTAAGCTCCGGGTGCTCTTGGCAAAACTTCACGAAATCCTCTAACTCCGCATTCACCATCCCAAACCTTTACCAACCGCTTCCCCGGCAGCACCCGATATAAGGGCAATAATCACAATCGCCCCGATAACCAGCCCCGCCCCCAGCCCAATCAAAAACCACATTAAAACCATCCCTTCGAGGGCAAGAAAGGCAGGTTCTTAATCCCCGACGCCCTATCTTCCCTCACCCCTTGTATCTCTGTTACCACCAGAAGCCTATCCTCCCGGTTCTCGGGATCAGCAAGTTTGATAGTGCCCTTGCCCTCCCACGTCAACTTTTTATAATACAAATCCGTTGCTTCTCGTATTGTACCATAAAACACAAACTTACCATACCCGTAGCTAGGAAACTCCAGAATCCAGTATTCCGGCTTCGGGTCGTCCAACTGAAGAAAGCTCACCCGGTGAACCCCCGTACCCAAAATGTCCACTGGAAGTATATTTCCAGATCGTCATACTCGGAGAGGTTTCCCCATCATAGTATTGTGCGCCAACCTGTACTGCAATAGAATTGTCTGGGTTTAGGTGGTCTTGGCCGCAAACTAAGCATCGAATCATACTCCATTATACCACGGATTCGCCTTTGTTGTCTAACTGATTGATTGTAAAGGGGTTAGCACAAGGGAGAAGTGTGGGGAGTCAGGTCAGGTCAAGCTCGCGTGCCGAGGTGCAGGGGGGCTTCCCAGTACCCCCACAAGCCAAAAGAGTACCCTACAGTACCTTAACTCCAATCCAATCAAATAGATGGCACACCATAGACTATCATCTATCGCTCTATGTACTATCACATGGCAATCCCTCCTATACTCTGGTATCGAATCACTCATATATCGGACCAATTCTCAGCACTTGCGCGACAATTGCGCGTAACTCGTTTAAAATCAGTTGCATTTAGGAACTCGTCACGCGGTGTCGTATTGGATGCGTCTCAAACAGGTAAAATTTACATACTTATAACTCAAGTCAAATCAACACCTTGCGACACTTGCGACACTTGCGACACCTTGCGACCCCAGTCCGACTGCCGATGTGGAAAACGCCGCAATCCACTCATTCTAAACGATTTATTTTTTCTCTTGACACGTTTTTGCCTTTTCCTGTAGTCTCGTTTCAGCCGCAATTGAACGCGGCAATTCTGGTACGCTTCCCAACTGAAAGCAAGGAGAATCACCACATGGCCAATATGATCGCACCGAAGAACATGCAAGAGGCATTAGCGTTAATTGAACAAATGCGGAAAGAGGCTGAGGAACGGAACTCTGCCAAAGTCACTGTGAAAATGGCCGATTATGGCGCTGGTACCATCTCCCTGTATGGTATCAATCGCTTTCCACTGTCGGTTTATCCCTCGCAGATTGCCACGCTGAAAGCCGCTATCCCGGACATGGAAGCTTTTGCGGCGAAGTATTCCAATGAGCTTCGTTGTGCCGCGTATGCTGCTGACTTCGCAAAAAAGTCAGGCGCGAAATGGCCGTCCAATGCGAAAGAAGACGACCCATCCGTCGTGGCATATAAGGCGAAGTATACCGAAGGGTACGCGCAAGCCATGAAGGATGCCACTCTGGTATCGTCTAAGGCGAAGTAACCCAACTGTTTTCCCTTTTCCCCTAGGCTTTGGCCTAGGGGTTTTTTTTTGCCTCTAAAACTTCGTCTGTGCAAGTTCGCCCCCGCGCTGCGATATGCATTCCCGGCCAAGTAAAGCGATTTATAAACTGCCGATGACGGGTCGGTGTAGGGGAATACACCGGAAAATTAGGTAAATCGATTTACCTTCGAGGGGACTGGTAACTGGTATCGGGTAACCTTGCGGCTGGTTACTTACCATGTCCATTCTGCCAGAGTCGAGTAGACTGCCATGCCGTGTGTGGGGTAGTAGTGCAGGTAGTCATGCCGTGGCGCGGCGAACTGTGGAAAACGCGCAGTAAATCGCTTTACTCGCGGGTGAAAATTTTTGTTGACGCGCTCGGTTTCGCGGTGTATGATCGATTCCGGAAGTGGAGAGAGAGGGGTTACATGGTAGGTAAGCGCAATTACCCGAGGTTGTACTCATTGCACGAGGTTAGGCGGGTTGGGAGGAAGGTGTCCTATATCCGTGTGAGTGATGCTGGTATGCCGGTTCAGCAGGCGCGTAGGTATTGGCAGAACTCGTTGTTGAGTTACTTCATGGGTGGGAAGGTGGAGTATTCCCTTCGGCCAGTAAAGGCGTCTCAGCCATGACAGACTTGGATTACTTCTCTGTCCAGCCTGATATGCCGGTAGGGAAGAAGAAAGCATTACCAAGAGCTTATGCCTATGTGCCTGCGCGTGGGTTGGGGAGAGTTTTTAGACCTACCCAGAAGGTGAACTTGCTGGGTAACATGGTATTGCCCATATATCACCCGAGATTAGTTCCTTGGGGGTATTGTAAGACTGCCACTATGTCAATGGCCAAGCATAGCTATCTGGAGAGAAATCAGAAGTTGGCTGTCAAGGTGTGCAAGGCTATGGGCTGGAAGGACACTGAGAAAGAACAGCGGCAAAGGAGGATGGATGCTTATCACGATGCCAGTAACCACAATCGTGTCCCTGATGCAGCGCAAGTCTAAGAGGATCAATGAGTTGCGTAGTGGTGACTCAGTGGATCGTATCTCTGCCGACAAGCTGCAACATGAATACAACGAGCTAGCACTGGCGTTATTCGCCGGAAAGCAGGTTCAAGTTGACTCGCACAACTCTCATTCAGGCTAACAATGGATTCCACACGTCTCACAAACCAGTGATTCGGTTTGTGTCTAGGCGTACGCATAACCACTTCCAACCCAGCAAGTATGCGCTGGTAACGTTCCGGTCTGGTAAGCTGGAGCGTGTGGATTACAAGGACGCTGCTGAGTTCCACGCCCATGTCGAGGCAGTAAAGGCGAAGGTGAAGCACTTCCATCAGCGGATTGGTAAGCAGGCCGGGTGCCAGTGTGGATACTGTTAAGATTGTGTACTACCGCTGGAATGCCATGCTGGGTACTGACCAGAGTACCTTGAAGATTCGCAAGCCTGTATCCCTCCCATTCCCTTTGTCGGTGGAGTGGGAGAAGAAACAAGCAAGCACCTATGTGTTTGAGAACACAGGGGTTATACGGTACAGGAGGATCAAACCCGATGGACTTTCGTAAAGGTAAGAAGGGTGGATGGGTTATAATCCAGCGTCATGACCCATACGAGGCGACGTTCTACTTCTTCGATGAGGAGAGCGTAGCCCGTAAGAACTACGAGGAGAAGCTGAACTACATGAAAGACCCGGATGGCCGGACTCTCCTCCTGTGCTCCATTGCTGAAATGGTAGGTGATACGTCGTTCGACGATGAGTAGTTGAGACGTTTTCATTGCCCCGTGGCTCCGGTCACGGGGTTTTTTGTGCTTATGTGCTGCTGGTATGCCGTTTTCCGGTTCCGGACGGCTGTGGAAAACTTGCCGCGCACCGTTAGAAAATCGATTTACTTGCTGAAAAAATTTTTGTTGACAAAGGCTTTTTTGCGGCGTATCGTCGGCTCAATCGCCCGATTCAGGGGCGACTACGGAGGAAGTATGAGCACACTGCAATTGGTGAGCTTTGCCGATATAAACGAAGGTAGACGAGTGTTGGGAGAAAAGGCTTCCGCACTTGGATACCACAAACTGAAGCAGGCGACAGGGAGTAACCTGTTAACTACTCTACGAGACTTGGATATCCGTCCATTCACGTCGGGTAGTGTGGACACCTACAAGGCCAGCAAAGAGAAGATTGGTTGGTGGTCTGGTAAGGTGTGGGCTGTTCGCTTGCTCGTGCTGAGTTTCCTGTTGGCTCCCCTCATGGCCAAATCCATTCAATTGAGCGACTTAACCTACGACGCTGCACCCTTCTCCGGTCTTGCCTCCCATCACATCCTTGTGCCTCTGGGCATCACTCTCACCATTCTGACAGGCGTGGCCATCGTCCTGTGTCAGATAATTGGGTGGGTAATGCTGGTCGGCGAAGATTCACGAGGAAAACGATCCAAAATCTCTTGGCGTAGGTATACCATACAGGATTACCAAGGCACTATACCTGAGTTCGCCCTGAACAAGATGGTACAGATTGCTGCGGCCTACCCCGAGGCCAGATTCCAAGTCGATCAACTCGAAAAACACACAGAGAACTGGATTGTGCGGGAGCCTGACCCCTTTCTAGTTGTTTACGCAGGCAACGAACAGTACTACATCGAAGTCTGGGATGAGAAGGAGTACGAGAAGACCCTGTAAACCCTCGTATTCCCCTGACTTAACGCAGTTAACCAGAAGAAGGAGGAAAGAATGGCAGAAATTACCAAAGGATCGGTGGTTATCGTCAAGAAGTTCATCGAGGCCGGTAGCACTAAATCGGCTGGGATGACAGAGATGAACGAGTTCTGGAAGTCTCTGACGGACGCCGAGAAGTTGCAGTTCACACTGGAAGCTGTGTCACTGATGCCTCAATTGGCTCCAGCGGCATAGTTTCAAGGCAGAGCTTAAGTGCTCTGTCTAGGATGCATCTTGGAGGGTGATAGTCCTTTAACCCTTGCTTGGTCAGACAAGGTGCATCCTAGAGAGCGCAGTTAGGAGGAATATGGTTCCGGAGTTTTTAGCTGATTGTTTGGGTCATCTTCCGTACCACCAAATAGCGGAACTGACTATTTGGATGGACAAGCAGAAAGACGTTAGACAGTCCATCGAACAGATCATAAGTGAAAGTCTCCCCACCGTGGAGGAAGAAATCCCAGAAACTAATCCTGCATGTCTCGGCAAGGGGAATAACAACGTCGTAGATTGTACTTGCAAAACGATTTACCGACGACTAAGGAGGGCGAAGGATGGAAGTTCCGGTATTGAAAGAGTGGATTAAAGCCTTGCGGAGTGGAAATTACGCGCAAGGTAAGACCCGTCTTCATTCGGAGTCGGGAGGGAAGCATACCTATTGCTGTTTAGGTGTGCTCTGCGAGTTGGCCGTGAAGGAGAAAGTTATTCCTCCTCCGGATTCTCTGGCTATGGAGGTAGATGGGAAAACCATTACCGTCTACTATTACGGGGATGATAACTATGTCGATGCCAAGAACATTTGTATTCTTCCCCGTAAGGTGAGAAACTGGCTGACCGAGGGTCTCAGGTATGGGTATTTTCCCACCTCTGTACTCATTAACATGAACGACAGGACAGAGAATCCTCAGTCGTTCGAACAGATTGCGGACTACTTGGAGAAAGAATGGAGCTAACGACAGATTCCAGACCAGCAGAGATTGTTAAGGCGTGGGTAGCAGCGTTGCTATCCGGGGAGTACAAACAAGGGAAATTCTATCTTCGACATGAAGATAAGTACTGCTGCTTAGGCGTGCTGTGTGAGTTGGCAGTCAAAGCCGGGGTTATCGTGCCGGGGAAGCCTTCCCTCGGTAGCGCCGATAAAGTCACAGTGTATGTGGGGGAGACTAAAACCCTTCCACGCGAGGTGGCGTGGTGGGCGGGTGTTGGCGCAAACCCTCAAATGTCAAGCACGGGTCATACCTTGGGATACCTGAACGACAATGGCATGAAGTTTCCGGATATAGCAGAACTTATCCGGGCAAACCTCCATCCGGAACCGGAAAGTGTCTCTCAACCTGATGGGTTCGGTACTTACGACCCCAACGACAACGGAAATCAACCTATTTAGGAGGGGAAATGGCAAACAAGAAGCAGTTGTTGAAACTCGCGGACTTTCTCGAAATAGTCCCGGCTAATAAGGTGTGCATGGGATCATGGGCAAACTTGGGCGACTTGGAGAAAGAATGTGCCACTCAGGAAGACATGCTACATACTTGCGGTACAACAGCGTGTCTTGCGGGATGGGCCGTTATAGCCAATGGTTACTGTGTTACTGAAAAGGCGAGAGCGGAGAAAAAGCAGATCAGGACTCTTGATATCGCGGACAGAGCCGCTAGACTACTCGGGTTGACATACGACCAGCAGCAGGCTCTGTTTTATAGGTCTGGCTGGCCGAAGGAATTCCAGTTCCAACTGGACTTTAGTTACGAACAAGGCAAAAAGCTGGCCATTAGTTACGAACAAGGCAAAAAGCTGGCCATTGCCCGTGTAAGGCACATGGCAGAGACGGGAGAGTGAGTTGGGATGAGTCGGCGGCGGGAGTAGGGAAACCCGCCAAGAGTGTCTGCAATACCTTCGAAGGACATACCAAACCGGGTGGAGTATGTTGGAATTGTAGGCACGAGTATCAAGAGCACAAGGAGGAGAACCATGCTGAACAAAGAAGGAATTGACAAACTCGAAGCAATCATGCTGGCGAATGGTAAGTACTTCTACAACCAGCGGGTTTGGGCGTCAAAAACAGACTGTGGTACTCAGCTTTGTGCCGCAGGTTTTTCCCTTCTGATAGAGATGGGAGACGGAGCATTCCTTTATGCCTTGGACAGTTCCAGCAAGTCCTCTTTTGCGCGGCTTTGCATAGAGGCGGGTAAGAAACTTCTGGGAGTTACAACCTTCTCCCAACTGCCTCAAATTTTCGATGCTGTATCCCAATGGCCCGAAGATTTAGCACGGGCATACGACGCAGCGGATGCCAAGGGACAGATTGCGGTATACATCAACATGCTTCGTACCAGAACCAACGACAATGGTACGATAAATGAGTTGGAAGACTAATGTCTCTATCCAGCGTCAAACGAAGGATGCAGGTAGGACAGAAAATCCAGATGGTCAGTCATTCTTGGTACCCCGTTTTATCTGAGAGAGTTAGCGGGGTACGGGAAGTTGTTAAAGTGCAAACCAACGGAGTGCAGTTCTCCGGTGGGAGTTGGCTTTACTGGCCTAGAGCAAGTTGGATTTACTCAAATGAGGAAGGATTCCGAATCTCCCTCACGGATGAAAGTTTCGACGAATCAATGACTTACGAATGGAGGTAACATGACCAGCGATACCCTGAGAAACACTGCCTTATTGGTGTTTTTCTTGTTCTTAATCGCTCAGTACGTTCTTTTTATCGGCATTAGGCGAGAGCTTAATACCATAAGAGTGCCGTCTGAGAGACTTATCCATCCTTCGGATATACCTTGGAAGGATAACTACCACTATCGCAGAGCATAGGAGTGGCTGTGGGACTCAAAAGAGTGATTGTGAAAAACATGAGTGCCGCCAAGGTGCAGGCGTTTATTAGGCGTCGTTCCGCTTGCTGGTCTGCAACGGAGTGGCAGAAAGGAAAGGACTTAAGAACCATTTGGCGCACATGCCCTAACCCCGGATGGCTGCTATGGTTCATCTTCGAAATGGCTGTGGATGGCGAACCCGCCGAACACGCAAAATGGGGAGGAGACGACAACTTCTATAAGTTTCGCAACGTATACTGGGACCTTGACTTAAGGAACAGCAACCCAAAGGTCCTTTTAACCTTCATCAAACGACACTACCAAGTGGAGGCAAAACGTGTCAAAGCTAAGAAATAGGCTTTGGTTTCTCGCCTTGTTGTTACTCCTGTTCTGTCTGACTGAAGCCATGCCGAGGGCAGAGCGGGGAAGCAGTAAGGATAAGATACAACTCATTTACCGCGAACAAGCTGACGGTAGATGGCAAGTATCTGTTTATGGCACCGTCTGTGAGGATATGATGGTGATGCACCTCAAACAGCCAGATCAACCAGTGATCGAGCCTTTTGTTGTATCCTGCGATCACCCGAAGGAGAAGTGATGAAGAATATCACGTTACACGCTCACCACGAGTCGAACTCCCCGGTAGAGGTGGAGGACTACCGGGAGAGGAAAGAGGATATCAGAGAGAATAAGGCGAATTGGGAGCAACCCAAGTGTGGTTGGACTCCCAAAAACAATAACATCTTGCACTACAAGCTGTAGGAGGAAGTAATGAAGGAGAAGATGAATGAAGCAATCGCATGGTTCCAAGGGTATGTCCAAGCCAAGGCGGAGAGTTTCGCTCACGGTGTCGGTGTCTCTCCAGACCTACTTACCGAAGGCTTGGGTAGGGTTGTTCAGTCCAGCAGGCAGCGGGTTAGCAATCGAGTGCCCGACATGCCAGAAACGCCCACCAAGATCAATCGAAAGCTCTTATCGAAGGCTACGGTGGATAGCCGCGCATCAAGCGGTGGTCCACGGTCAGTAAAGAGCATTCGTACCAGAAGCAAGCAGAGAGCTTTCTGGCAGAAGAAATTTCCAACTAAGGCGGCACGTTCGGCAGAAATGTCCCGACGCCGTGCCGTTGCTCAAGCCAAGAAGGAGGGGAAGTAATGACAAACCCTGATTTCCGGAACCGGAGGAACAATGCTCGAACGGGTTTACCATGTGTTAATGGCTATGGGTGTAATAGCCGCACTCGATAACTTCAGCCACAACGCCTATCTTGATAGGACTGGTAGAGCAATCTTCCATCTTTTCGTGCTAGGCATGTTTGTATGGCTGACGTTGGAATGGGTGGTGAAGGGATGATGAAGAATATCCTCATCATCGTCGTGGGGTTAGTGTTGGGAGCGGGGTTGGAGGAATTTTTCTTCTCTGCTAAATTCCATACTCAGGACCCACAAGCAGCGGCGGGGGAGTGGACAATCGCCGTACAACTTCCACCATGCGATAACGGGTATGTTAGTTTCCATCTGCCTGAACGGAATGGGGACGTAGCTATCATTTATTGCGAACAATTCGCGGTAAAGGAGAAATAATGACGCAACGACTTAAGAAGCGTGCTTACGTGGGGTTGCGAGACTCCCAGAGGGAGAAGTTTACCTCCCACCACATGCCAACCAAGCAGACCCATCCGCAGTACGACGCTGTGGTAGGTCCATTCAGAACAGGGAGAGGAGCGGAGTATTTTGTCAACAACCCTCTTATCTCTAGCCGAGGGGAAGCCGAGAGGGAGGCTCTAAAACTAGGTGAGCAACGTAGTTAGTTGGCTACAGGCTGGGGCGGTTGATGTAACCGTCCTACTCCTGTTTGGTGGAGTTTGCGTACTAATCAACTGTCGGAGGAGAAGATGATGTGTCTCAAGTGCAAAGGAAAGGGATGGGTGTACCGGACAATCCGCAGACACGGTAAGAAGATACAAGTTACTGCTGTCTGCAAAGGCCCCAACTGTCGTCAAGGAGTACTCATTACTGACTCGTAGTACGAAAAAAATTTTCTTGACTGTGGAAAACTTTTCGTGTATCGTCGAATGAATGGAGGTTCGTGCTAATACCTGAGAGTGTTAAGTGTGATGTTTGCGAAATCTACCACGGAGAATCTAACGGATGGTTTACCGTCGTAATAGGAGGAGGAGTCCTTACCATCCTCGCCTACTCTGACGAATACAAAAACCGTCCCGCAGTTTGTGGAGAAAACTGTTTGCATCGTTTTCTCTCTCCCCACCTTAACCAACTACATCGAAAAGGAGAATAGGATGACGACAGCAGTTGAGCATTTGAAGTCCTATGGGTTGAAATCTCTCCCCGGTTTTGCTTCTTCGGCAGAGAACATTCTGTCTGGTTGGATAACAGGAAAGGATTTTTCCCCAAGAGCAGTAATTGGATTGTCCAGAGCGGGGCTGATGGGGTATATCATCACCAAGTATGTTCTGGGCCGACACGATTACGGGATGGAGCCTAACGAGCTACAGTACGTCTGTAATTTTCTGTTAAGGAATTATCGAGTAAGGGATACCCCTGAATTTGAGAACTACACAGGCGACGAGGCACAGAACAAGCGCATTGATATGGCTTTGTCGCTGGTCGGGGGAATTCATCCAAATGGCACCGAATTCGGGCAAGGGGCGTGTAACAATTTCTTCTCGGGCCATGTAGATTTTAGCATTCCCAACGTCCTCCGGAAGACGAAAATTGCGATAATCGGGCATGGGGCTGCTGGCATCATACTCCAGAGAGCCTTAACCTTTCATGGTTTTAGCCCCATTATATTCGAGAAAGCACA